CCGTTATTGCTTCATTGGCATTTGCTGAGCTTGACAGCATCGAAAGCAGTGTTATGAACTTGGCATCGTCCCTATCATTGTAATTGTAGAGTTCGCATTCAAACAACGGAATGAAGCCAACATGATGCCGGATTGTCTTGCCGTTGACGGTCTTGTTATCAATCTTGTCATGCTTATAGTAAACTCTCGATATCGCATTATCAAAGGTCACGGTATCGCTGCCATAAGCAAAGCGCACTGATCCCCAGCCCCAAATTGAGTTAGTCATCAAGCAACTCCATAGGCCTTGTAAGTGGTTGTCGTAGCATCACGAGATATGCCAAACACATAGTAATCCTTACCTTGATAGCGGATTTTTGTGCCATGCTGGATTAGGTTGTTGATCCCGTCAATGGTGATGTCAAGCGAAGCTCTTATGGATTGAAACAGTAAACGATATTTGTTTTTTACTGCCTCAATTACATTAACACTATTAACCACAAATGACATGTCAGGATTATAATCATTCAGGTTTGTAATGCTATACCCCATTGATTGTGCAGATATTATTTTGTCTAATTCTATTGGTTCACTTGGATCGTTATTGAGTTTTATTTTATCAATTAGTTTTATGGCATTTTGTCCCTCTGTTGTCAACGTCCAGTTGTTTAATTGCATAACAGATGATAATATGGTTGATGCATTGTAAATACCTATACTTTGAGGAACTGTTATTGGTGAAAATTCTGGCACTGTTCCGCTAATCGTTATTGTCAATGGCCAATAATGGCCGATTGGAGAATAAATAAAATCGGGAGTATAAAGAGGCCTGATATTTGCATCTAAAGACCAGCCGTGTTCAGAATCGTATGACATCGGCATTGCACTGCTGGGTTGACAATATGTATTGTAAATAGCATCAAAATCAGGTATAAGCAATCGCATTGTTGATTTGCAATCATTTTCAGTCGCTGAGCCATAGGTCGGAACTGCATTAAAGGCAACGTTGGTATTTATTATAGGATTTGAAGTGTTCAAAAACCATCTATAAATTAGGACTTTATACTGTCCTCCGCTTCCGATAAATATCTTAAAAGCCAACATTTGCGGTGTCGCTGGATATAATGATCCATTAACACTTAATCTATATGACCAACTTCCAAAGCCCACAAACCATTTAGTGTGGAAACTGGATTGATCGTGTGCATAATTATCATCAGTGCCAAATACATTAGTGAATTTATGATAGGTTATCGGAACGTTATCAATTGTAAAGTGACTAAAATTGTATCTGTTAGGCAATGCCATGTATTGGTTTACATAATTATCTCCTACGTAGTTTGCAAAACTCATTTCAATAGACACATCGCTAAATGTAATCGGGAAACTATTTGCAAACATAGCGTTAATGCAGTTAGTCACTAACTGTTTTCCTGTGATATCTCCAGTCGCTAATGTAAAATTTGGCAGGACTGCTTTATCCAAATAAATAAGTGTTTTTATTAAATCGTATATGTCAAACGTCAATGTATGTCTGTTGCCATCGTGTTTTACTGATGCCAACGGGATCATTCCATTAAACATTGAAACATTGTCTTTTGTAAAGTGTGCAGAATATCCCCAAATCTCAGAAGTGCTATTTTCATAACCTGATGTTATAATGACTTCAAGTCCGGTGGTGTCAAGAGTTATGGTCATGTGTTCGGGCTCTACTTTGAAATAGTCAATCCCTATGGCCTCAAATCCGCTAAATTTATAGCTTATGACATTTTCTGATGTTGCAACTGGACTTATCAGATTAAATGGCTTAAAGGTATCAGAACGGTTGACAAACGCCACAGAGATCATGCGTAAACCCTCTGAAGTCCACCGAACTCGGCAGCTCTGCTTATATCTCTCGGATCAACGAATACTCTAATGATCTGATCCTGCTGGTCAATCCGGTTGCTCAGGTTGTTTATGGCTCGCAATAGCTGAGTGTTCCCGTTGTTAATCTGTGCAGGTATTGACGGCATGCCACCGGAAGTCCCTTTTGTGAATAGCGAGCCTATGAGCCCCCAGAAGCCAAGCCCACCACCGGAAGCGCCACCCAATAAGGCCTTTGCGAGAATTGCTGCAATGATCTGTTTCGCAATCAAGCGCATAAGCTCGGAGATCATCTGGTTGACAAAGTTAGTCATGGCCTTGACTGCTATTGATTGGCTCTGTGTCTGGATGCGGAGAACATCCGTGAAAGCGGAAGCCCATGCATTGACAAAGGAATTTATCATGCCAATCTGAAACTCATGCTCTTTATTCCACAATTCCAGTTTGTGATTATGAAGATCATCCTCAAGACCTGCTCTGTAAGTATCTACCATTTCGTCAATCTGGATTTTGGTCAATCCCATTTCAAGATATTTTTGCGCTTCCTCTGCATACATCATAACTTGGTAATCAATAAGTTCCTGAGTGTTTGCCTGTGTCGTTTCCTTGTAAGCGAGCATCGCTTTCTTGCGGGCTGCAAGGGTTTCCTCAATACCCTTTATCGTCTCGTCAAGACCTTTTTTCTTTATTGCATTGCTCTCGGTCATTTCCATAAGTTCAAGCATGAGCAATGTCTTTTTGTATTGGCTGACAGTTTCCTCACTATCACCATAATATATCTGAGCTTCTTTTTTCAGCGCATTATATTTCATCTTAACAAGCTCAATCTCGGACTTGCCAAACTCAGCCATCATCTTAATGATGTGGTCAATGTTTGCCTTTGCTGCTTCTACTGCTTGCGGACTTGTTATCCCAACGCCTCCAGATTTATCTTCCTTGACTTCTGGTGCGGGAGGTAATGCAAACAGCTTTTGGGCAGTTGCCATTCTTTTCATAACCTCTGCATTCAAATCTTGATACTTGACGGTCAGTTCGGGGATTATCTCGTTTTCAAGTTTAAGTTCACGAAGTCGGGCAGCAGTATCAACCACTATATCTTTTTGACCTGGCAACACTTTAGGAAACAACATATATCTATTTTTTTGACCAGATGTGAAACTTGCCTTTAATTGTTCCAATTCAGCCACAGCATCATTCATGGCCGTTGCTGCCTCTATTGCTTCGTTTTTGACAGTGTCAAAGATTGACTTTTGTATCTGAACATTGATATATTCTGTCAGTTGCTGTCGTGATCCCGATATTGCCTTTTTGACCTTTTCCCACGAATCTCTTTCAAGGTCTATCCCCTTCAAATAATTGGGATATTTAGTCATCAGGTCGTTTATCGTTTTCTGGTATAGTTTGTTTTGCTCATCTGTCTTATTGGTCGTGTTTCTGAGCCGTGTATATGTGATCACCAAACGTTCAAACTCAGTTCGCATTTCATAGGTCTTTTTTATGGTCACATCATAAGCAGTATCCATGCCAAGCATTTGATTTATTGTCTTGCTTACAAATCTTGCCATTTCAGCAAGAATTGGGTTTACAGCATCCCCTATTCTTGCCCGTAATTGCAACATCGCATCATCCATGTTGGATATCGATCCGGCGAATGATTTTGACATTCTATCCGCAGCTCCGGCAATTCCTGCTGCAGGATCAGATATGGATTCGATCAAAGCCTTCCGAAAATCAGGGAGCGATAGCTTCGTCAGATCATCGATCCCCTTAAAGCTCTTGATTAGCTCCAACACACCTCTCTCACGCAGGATATCAGCAGCGCCCACGCCCCCTGCAAAAGCTCTCCCAACCGCACTTGCAGCTTCCACAACGTCCATCCCCATATAAGCAGCCAGATCAGAAACGGATTCCAGTGTGTTCTCCGCATCAAGCCCAAATGCTTTCAATGCCGCACCAGCTTGGACAACCTGTGGGAGTGTTGCCGGTGTTTTAGCTGCAACCTCTCTAAACTTGTCAAATGCCTTTGATGCGAGATCTGTGCTTTGGTATAGCGAAACAAGACGAAGACGAAACTGTTCCATGTCAGCAGCCGGTTTTATAAAATATCCTGCAACCCGTGCTATGCTTTGCAATCCCATCTCTACGGTCTGAATTGCAAGCCCTGTCATGGCCAGTGAATTGCGAAAGCCGGCAAATGTCTTTTTATCTACCTTGTCGGCTGCCGCACTAACATCATCTAATTGTTTTGTGACCTGAACCGTTCCGTCTGCCTTGACGATTATTTTAAGCTCTTGGTTCATTTTCTGCCTTTTTTGGACATCTTTTCAATGCTGTCTTTTTCGTTCTGGTTGTGCCGGCTGATGCCGGTCTGGAGCAACTTATCGAACCACACGGGCTGATCTTCCCAGTTTCCAGGTTTTGGATACTGGAAAGAACCTGCCACGTGCAAATAAAGATAGCGCATAACATAACCCGTTTTAGCAGTGACCTTCTGTCCTTTGTGATCACATTCTGCGAAATTTTCACAGTTCCTGCAAAACAGGTTCTTGCCAACATCAGTTTGAAGTGCATTTACTTTGGTCTCGTCAGCCGTTAAATTCCGTTCAAAGAAGTCAACGGCTGTTATGAGTTTTTTTCATCACCGGCCATAGCAGATGAGATTTTATCTTCATGCTTATGAATGGCTTGATACAGCGCATTGACGGTTGACTGGCTTAGCAATTCCACGTTTTCGGAAGTTAGCGGTCTCGGAAGTGTCCATGATATCAGAGCCACCTTGACGGTATCGAGTATGTGCAACAGGTAAGCGCTCATGTCGGTTGTTATGACCGCTTCTCCGTCTTGATTGACTTGCGTTTTCTCACCAAGCCCCTTCATGGTTTTGGCTCGCTGTCTAAAGCTCAGCACTTGCATCGTGTAACTGAACCCGTCAATGTCTATTGTGTATTGGAAGTCCCCTTCGTCAATGAATGGACTTTTGCAGGTTTTGATCTTATCGCTCATGTCATATCTCCTTTATGATTATGATACTGTGATCTGGACAGGATTGTTTGCACCGGAATAGACCAGCTTCAGTGTATCAGAAGCGAGGAACTCGGCTCTGTCCGCATCCGGTCTGCTATGCTCTGTCAATATGCCATAGGTCAGAACAGCCCATGACTTGGAAGCGTTCACGAGAGTTATGGTGTTTGCCTTTGCGGTCACATCATACTTCTTTGCTTGGCCACCGGCATCGGCTGAATCATCCCAAAGCGTTTCAAAGCTGATAGTGCCACCCACTCCGATATAGCGGTCATTTGCCATGCTCATGCTGTTCTGGAAACGCAACTTATCATCTACCATTGACTTGGTGATGGTGATGTTGGCAGAGTTTAAGGCGGTCTTGCTGGTATAGAGTAAACAGGTTGTGTTGCCGAATTGGAACACCGTGCCAGCCAAAGACGGGATGTTGGAAAGCACATCTCCACCAGTGTTAGTAATCTGTTGCCGGTATGAAGTTCCCTCAATTGTGGCGGTATAAGTCCAGAGCCCGTTTGCATCTCCGGTCATTTCAAACTGAGTAATGACAGCCCCCAGAATTACATCGTAAGAAGCCACAGTCCCATTTGCATTAAGAAACAGTTGATAAAAGTTTGCACTCTTAGTTGTGGGGATCGTGCTTGCAAACAGATAAGGGCTTGACGCATCATCAAATAACAGTTGCAAAAGGATTTCATGCGCATCTGTTAGGTTTCCGCTCATGGTTGCCGTGACTTTGTTTGCTGTGATCACGGTCCGGTCTGAGCTTTCTGCCAGGTTCTTTTCCTTTTGCGGTTTGTCAACGGTCATGGGCTCGAAATTCCATTCCAAAACATCGGGGAATATCTTGCCGGTTGTGAGGTCTTTTACCTGTGTATTTCGGGAACTCTCCGGAACTACGCCGGTATAGTAGTTATTGCTGTTTACTATCGCCATCTTTATCTCCAGTTTGTTTTTTGTCTTTTATGATCTCGAAACCTGAGAACTGAGCAATCTGCTTTTCAGTTACTTCGTAAGTTTCACCTTGAACGAATTTATTGTTACCATCTCGGAATGTCGGCAATTTCCATATTGCTTTCATGTATTAGCTCCTTTGGTCAAATATAGTAAAGTTGAAAATAAACTCACGTTGCGAGACCTCTCCAGAATAACCGGAGTTGTCAGCAAGCGGAGCGGGTGTCAAGTCACCTTTTGGGATACGGTATCCCGTGCATTGGGTTACTGTGCCGTCCAAGTCCATAAGTCCGCTTGTAATGGCATTCAGGATGTCAGTTTGCAGGTCGAGAATGTCATTGATGCGGGTATAACCGGCTCGTGTCTCATGGTATAGTATGCAGGTCAATTGATAGTTAATGCGGACTTGTTTCCCTGCGTGAAACTCAGGCACATCCTCGTCGCTGTCTTTTATCATTATGGCAGGAAAGCGTTGCCCTATCTTATCGTAATCATCGGGATATATCCCTACGAACTTGATGCCGGTAATCGCCTGTAATGCGGTCTTGGCTGCTTGGATCACGAGATATTGTTTGTTTGTCATTTGATCCTCAAGAATGGCTTGTTAAAATACTTTTCATAAAGCTCTTTATACTTTGCCTCTGTCACCCCAAAGAACTCACGCTTGGGAGCTCCGTCCCCAAAATTGTGTTTGTATGCTATCTGCTTTCGTTGGTTGTCAGCTATGAAAATCTCGGCTTGCTCATTATAGCTTCGGACTGTAATCGAGCCCATCATAGCACCGGAATAGGTCAGGTTGACGGTGTCGCTTCTGCCCGTGTCGGTCTTTTTCTTTGCATACTGAGCGGAGTATTTTTTGAAAGCTTTCCCATCCACATCCAGTCCAGATAAAGTCCGCTTTCTGATCTCATTTACAACAGCATTAGCAATCGTCATAAGAGAGCGCTTGATTTCCTCAGTGTTGAGTTCTACTCTCATCTTGCTATGATGCCCTCAGTAAAGCGAAATGGGATTGTGGTGTTGCCAAAGTCAAGCATTGCCAAAGCGTTTGCCATTTCCTTTTCATAGCGCTCACGATAATCCAGCATCTTCTTTTCAAAGCGGTCTGATCCGTTCTTGCCAAGCATGTCAAGATAGATAAGCTCAAGCACCTTGTAATCAGAAGCCAGGTTCAGGACTTCGGGATTTTCGATGTCGTCAAGGTCAAGATTATAGTTTAGCCACCTCTGGTTGATCATCACGGTTAGCCGGTTGCCAATCATTTCTTTGGCAAGATCAATCTTGTTATCCCAATTGTTCTGTAAGTCAATATCAACCCAGACAAGCGAAGTCCCTGCGGTCAAGGTATAATCACCAGAAGCGGAATAGAGGTTATTGCCTGTTCCCTCAAGAACACTGAAATAGTCATTGTCAATCAGTAATCTGGTGATAGTCAGGTTCTTGTCCAGAGTAAACTGTTTATTGACAGCATCATAGGTCAATGCCACAGTAGAGTTATCGCTCTTGACGGCTGTTATTGCTGCCAGATCATCGGGAACCGGAGCGAGGATCGTGTCTGCTGCCTGTTTGATGGCTTTCCGGCTGTAAGTCCCTGCCAGTTCGTTGATCTCGGCTTCGTGCCGTGCTATCGTATTTTGGGTGCTGAATACGTTGTCTGTCCAGGCCATTCTATCTCCAGAATTGGCAGGGAGCGGAATGAACCGCCCCCTTGCCGTTAGCGTTAAACCAAAGTGACAAATGAATCCACAGTTTCAGATGATTCGTTTGCTGTGGTCGTATAAGTCAGTTTCAGGTATTTGTAGGTTGCGGGCAGAGTGTCGGGGATGATCTCTTCGCAGATGGTATCTCCGGCTGCATAGGTAACATTTCCCTTGTAAAGCAGTGTTTTGCTCAGGGTGTCAGTCGGGGAAGATGTCGCACCATAAGAAGCAACGATGGTCAGGTATTGGCCATTTGCAATCGCAACCGCAGTCACGGCCTTTACCACGATCTTGAGTTTGCCTCCGGTGTTTCCACCGTAGTTGATTACATTCGTGCTATCTGCCGAAGTAGCATTGGGGAGCGTCTGGGCACTGGAAAGGATAAGGTTATTATCCTTTATGTAGTTTTTATTTACGTAACTCATTTTCTGCCTCCTTAATCCAAAACATCAGTTTCGGCAGAGCTGATTGATTCGTCCAGTATCACAGGGATGTTATTCCACTCGGCTATCTGTGTGTTGAAACTGGTGTTGCTGGTATCAACAAACATAGTAGCTTTCAATGTGCGGAGATAGCGTCTTCCGGTGCGGTTCATATACAGGAACGTCATGCCGTCTGCCATTCCCTTGACAGCATCGATAAGAGCGTCAATATCGGCTGCTGTCGGGATATGGGTGCTGTCGATCTGAGTAATGGCAGCGATACCATAATCATGGCCAGCTTGGAGGGCTGCATTGATCCAGTAGTTAGCGCCATAGACAAGTTCACGGGCTTTTGTGCTTTCGCTTGCTGTCGGGGCTTGGAGTGTTCCGCCTCCGAGCAGTTCAGCTTGGACAAGAAGTCCATTTACGATTTGCGGGATCACTGCTTGGATTTCATCGGGAGACCAGTGAACGCAGAACATTGAAGTTCGGCTTCCGGTTGTGCCTCCGCACTGTTTGGTCACTTTTGAGTTTGCTTTGGCTATCTGGTGAAAGCCCCTGAAAGCACCGGCAACGCCAAAGGTCGCATCATTGCCATAAATCATGGCTTGATCGAGGGTCTGGAGTATCTTGCGGATGTATGCGGTCTGGCGGTTTGGCTGGTTCAGGTATGCTTCAATTGAGCCATACTTTTTGACGATGCTTTTATCAACCTCTACGAGAGAGCTGATTTCGGGCAATGTGATGGAAGCGAGGATTTCTCTCCCGCTTGACGAGATTATAGAGCCATTGACAGCACGAACCGCAGCAGATGGATCTTCGGCTGCTACGTTATATTCGTGGCGCAGATAGTCACTTGAAAAACCGGCTTGTGCGGTCTCAAGAACACCAAGCGCCTTGATTAGGTTCTCTACAATCGGGACTTGCGGGCTTTTTGCTTCGGCTGCAAGTTGCTGAATAGTAGGCATTATTACCTTCCTTTGTTATTTTTCTTGAAAGAATTTGAAACCGGCTGGCTGATTGTTGGGATCAGTGCCATGCTTGTAATCAGTCCCGTTTTGTTTCTGGACTTCAAACACTCCGGTTTTTTCTACGAGTGATAAGCGGTCAAGGTTTGCTCTTGCTATGTCTGGGGTCAATTGTTCTCCCTCAAGGAATTGGAAGTCGCCACGAATAGCGTCAATCTTGGCTTTGCGGGGATCAGTTTCCTTGACCTCAAATAGCTTTTGCTTCTCTTGCCAGGTCTTGACAAGTTCAGTGTTTTGCTTTTCAATAAGAGCATCATAATCTGATGCCTTCTTTTGCAATGCCTTAAACTCATCAGTGTTCTGCTTGGACTTCAGCGTTTCGGCTTCGGTCTTTAGCGTTTCAATCTCGGACTGCAATTCACGGAGCTTGTCTTTTCTG